TGCTTATCCGGTGTGGGATTACAGAAACAATCGATCATTTCATCCAAGGTTAGATTTTTTTTACTCATTCTTCAACTCCAAAATGTTCTTCCATTCTTCGGCCAGCAGTGAATCCATCTGTGCTGGTTCGACTAATCAGTATACATTCCTTGACAATCAACTCGGCAAACCTTTGGAAATTATCACCTTGGATCTGCAGGTCTCTTTTGGAAAATTCAGCCTCTTCGGCAAGTAGTCTAATTCGTTCGTTCATATCATTGTTCCATCAATTCATCAACAAATTCTAATAGTAGTTGATGATGTTTAAATCCATGCCAATATTGTTCTAGATAAGATTTATGATACCATGACAAAGAAGATTCTGGATGACAGCCAATCAAGCCAATTCGGTTTTGTATAGTTGCCATTGGGTCTCCGTTAGCATAAGTAGCGATAACCTTTTGTTTATGCGGTCTACCTATCATAGCACAACCATCATAAAAATACATTGATTCTGGGTTACCTCGCCATACAACATCTGCTACGGTAGCATAGCTGCGTTTGATTTCAGTTTTACGGCGTTTGATATATTGTACGACTTTGACGCCATCTAATAAATCAAAATAGAATCTACCCGCCCAATATGCACCCATACATATACCAAGATATCTACCACCTTTGGCTAGATATTCTTTTACTGTATCCACATGATCTTCTAACAATGTTTCAAATGAACTACTATCACCTATACCACCTGGAAATGCTATGATATCGGTTTTTTTAAGAAGTTTTGATGTAAGGTCGTGTTTGGTAAAGACCGTGATCTCATACTTATCGGATAGTGCTTCATACATACCAGCACAGCAGATTACCGAACATTCTGGATCATTTAAAAATAAAGCTATCTTAGGCTTCATATTTTTTGTTACTTACCCATTGATATGCTGTTTCTTCATCATCAAAAATGTCTCCGGCTCGGCGATACATATCTTCGCATGGTCCGCATACAGTTTGATATACGATGGCCCTAGCACCATAACGATCAGTACCTTTGGTCATGATATGATAAGCGTGGGGAAAGTCATAGACCTCGTGCCCACAGCTTAGAATAATCCTGCTCATTCTTTTTCTTTGGTATCTTTTTGATGGTTTACTGGTTGTTCTGCTTGTGTTTCAAATTTGGGTTCAATGTACTTATCCCAAACCTTTTGACCACTGTTCCAACCAAACACCGAGAAAAATCCAAATAGTATAGCGCTCCAGATCATTCGTTTACTCCAATTAGATATTTAATTAATTCTTTATCGGTAGGTTGTACTGTATAGTTATGTTTAAAAAATATCTCATAGCTATCGCTACCATATTTTCCGATACCATATAACATTGTAGCATCGTTGCCGTCCCAAGTCAAGTAATCTTGGCTCATCCTAACCAATCTTTTATACCTGACATTTACCATTCCCAATGGTGCTATGATGGCTTTGACAACATATTCATCAGCATTGATCAATGCTTGTGGTGTGGGGAACCAATGTAAGAATTTGGGTAATGTTGTTTTTACTGGTTTGCGTCCAGTTTGATTTAGCATGATCACACCTACCATATGTTCCCAAGAGTTCTTGATCTGTTGTTGGACCATGAGGTCATCTTTTAGTGGGATGATCATATCCGTCTGATTACCATCCACTTTCGGAACAATGCATCAAGTATTGATATACTTTATCAGGATCGGTAATATATGCAGTTTGAGGGGTAAGACCATCAAAGGCTTTATTTGGCCTATCCCACCATTCTGCGGCTAGCTTTCTCCCAAGCATAGCGATAAGTAATACCTCACATCTTTTACGGCGATTTTCATCGTTCATTCTTCTTTTCCTTTAAGGATACTTATTAGTTGACGATTGCGTTCATCTTGTTCTTTACGCTCACGAGTCTTATCGTGTTTAGTTCCAAACACCATACGGTCGTATTGACGGGCCCATTGAATACCTCTAAGCCATAATTCAAGTTGGTCAATAGTACCTAAAAACACTTCAGCATCGCGGCTGTATACGGGTAGACTGTCCTGATCTTTTGGTTTAAGAGCCAGAACATCTGCCATATGATAATTGCTGTGTTTACTTTGACAGAACATGAGACCTAATTCATCACATTCGCGTTCAAGTCGCCGAATTTTAAGAACTGTTTCGTATCCGCTCATTTTATAGCCTTAGCAATTTGTTTATAACCTTCCCAAGTTGGGTGAATACCATCTTTTTGTAATCCCTGGATTGGAATAATTTGATCACCATATACAGCAGCAATCATTTTGATTATACGCTGAACTTCAATTATTGACAAGCCGCCGGCAGGTAAATTACCAGCTGGCAACACCCAATATACCCGATTAGCTTTTACTTTCTCCCGTAACTTTTCCAATTCTACTTGTGTTTTGATATGTTTGTGGTCGTTCGATCCCAAACTAATTATCACTACTTCACTAGTCAAATCATTTTTAAGATAGCTTTTATTCCATTGCCAAGTATTCCATCCTCCCTTGCTGATAGATTGACACTTGGGCATAAATTGATGCAACCCAACTCCAATACTATCACCCAAAATCAAACATTCAAACATTTTATTTATCGTCTCGGAAAGTCTTAAATCTTGGGAATCTCAAACTGTAACTTCCATTCTGATTCTGTGTGATAGCATCAGCAAGGACAACCGCAGTTTGACCGATGACCAAACTTTTATCATCCCAATAAGTCTGCCGCTCTTCATCGGTATAGCCACTACCAACATTCACAACAATATGCTTTCCATCATCCACACCTTCACAAACAAGGGCACCCATCCTACCTTTATTTTTACCCGTACCTTCTTCTACGGCGATAACCGTCAAGTCATAATCATATACAGGTTTATATTTCATCCAAAAGGTATTGCGTTTACATTCATAAGGTGCATCAACATCTTTGATCATGATGCCTTCAAACCCCGCATTAACCTGGTCATTAGCATAGCGTGATAATTGATTTTTACCTTCTGCTGAATCAAGGTCTACTACGATATGTGGTAGCAATTCAACATTGGGCATTTGGTCAATGATGGGCCTTAGTGATTCTAAGATATTGATCCGTTTGTTGAGTTGAGCGTTCCAATAACCACGCCGGAAATCTTCTAGCGGAATGATATCAAATACATTGAAAACACTATCATCGGCTTGTACATTATCTTTACGCCTAGCTTGTCGCATTAGTTCTTGGAATGTATTGCCGATAACCTCGCCATCTAATACGAAACCATTAGATAAGAATCTACCTTGATCAACTTTGGTTGCTGAACGACAGAATTTGATAAAATTATCCCTTACCTGATCTTCAATATGTCCAAAATTATCAAACACTTTACCATTGCGGCTATAACAAGTAGTGTTGATGACTACATTTTCACTAGGAACAACCATCATTAGAACACGCACACCATCCAACTTAGGCTCAAGCCGTTTGATGCCTTTCATTTCGGGCCGGCCCTCGCAGTTAGTAGCAAGTTGGCAACCAAACATTGGGATTTCGTAGGTTGTACCTTTGCAGATTTTGTTGATTGTTTTATCGCTAATACCTGCCCTCATATCACGGCGGATAACTCTAGCACAGAATGTATTCCATTCTTGGCTATCAAACCGATATGCCATTTCCTCAATAGCATCCTTAGCCGCATGTCCAGTTAGTTTTCGTTGACTGAGTTGGACGAGCAATTCGTTAAAGTCTTGCCATGGATTTTCAGCATCAACGATACCCACGGTTTCAGGGATTTGTTTTACACCAAATACTACATATGGATTATAGCAGGTATGCAGCAGCCCTAGAAAAGTTTGAGCATTTGTGCTACCGAGGACACTTGCCTCGAGGGCTTGCCTAACAACATCTTCTTTATGTAGACGGCTATCCGATTCGTTTAGTTTAGCGATCCAACTTGCGCTCATTTTATATGATCCTCAGGCATCAAAACAATGTGTGACCCAACCAGTGGCTGCGATTAACCAAGCAGCACCGGCAGGTGTTCCCCAATTAATGAAGCATGCCAATGTACTTACGGCTGAAATGCCGATTACCAAACTCAATTTAATGCTTTTCATGTTTATTCCTTATAAGGTTCACGGGTGTTATTAGCTTGTTCTTTGACAACCTGTTTGGTTTTTTCTACGCCAGAATCAAGCAATTTAGCCACGCCACTAAATCCAATAGTAGCGATGATGATACCAAAGATAGTACCTGCGATAAAATTAGTCATAGTTTTATTCAACTCCCAAAGATTCTTGAATGTAAGTACCAGGTGATCTATTAGGTTGTAGCAGATATTCACCTGGACAATTATCTGCTAGTTTAGCACATTCATTGACTAAGAGATGAGTCAATTTACCCATAACCAAAGTCACCCAAATATGATCTTCGTTACCACCATCGCGGCCCATTTCCTTGCATTTCTTATATGCAAAGTCAAATGCTTCTACAGCGATGCTTTTGATCGGATCCTTTTCCATGATGTTTACCAACTAGAGTTATAGAATACCTTACGGCCAATAAACAATTCTGCCTTAGCGTTGATACAGAATTCCAGATCCTGTTCATAGTAATGATCATCTTTAGGACTACCAAAGAAAAACCCTACTGTATTTAGACTAGAAACCTTTCCTGTCTTGATATCTTTTTCCAATTGATCAACATCATCCCAAGTCAATTCAAGTTCCACACCGTTGAAGCTGTCGCACTTGCCGCCTTTCTGAGCGAAAAGCTTTTCCATCCAACCTTGCAGATTAGGATGTTTACGCCAATAAGCGAGTTCCTGCCGATTTGTATCGTCCCAATTGGTATCAGCCCGACCAGCGATATATGCGTATTGATCTAAACCCATTTTATTTTCTACCTGTTTGCGTTTGAATTTCACAGTAAGGTTACAAACACTTACCAGTATAGTGGTTTATTAAATAAGTGATAGAAATCACCATAGTGATGATTCCTACCACTTGTATGATTTTCTCTAACTTAGACAATTTTCACCCGATTGAGTTGGGTGCTGTTATCGCGGTGAGCCTTGACAGTGCCATAAGCAACAATCAACTTACCAGCTGGGATAGCCTCACGATAGCTAAAGAAAACAGCCTGATCGTCACTAGTGACGCCACTCACAAAGTAAACATTCCATTGTTGACTGAACACGCTACGGACAACCTCAACATTGAGTTTGACCTTATCACCAACGCGACCAACAAAACCACCTGAAGCACTTTCCAGTTTACGATTTTGGGTATCACGCTTGACCGCCCGTTCGTAAGAAGCCGGGAGACTTGCAATCACCGCAACATCGTAGTTGGATTCCAGAACATCGCGGTTAGCGATAACCATTGCGTTGTTATCAAACTCGGACAGCTTGATACCTTTGAGGATTTTGAAAGTAAAGCCCTTGAAGTATTTACGGACAGCCTCACCTTGTGCACGGTCAGCATCGGTGATCTGACTAGGATCGGCAACCAAACGGTTGATAATATCGCGGTTGATTTCTTTAGGAGGAGTCTGCTCAGACTCGGGAAGAATGTCCTCGTTAGTCACATAAGAGG